GGCTTCAACGTGATGGCGACTGCCAATACCAAAGGTAAGGGTTCTGAGGATGGTCGGTTTATCGGAACCAACATCTTGAACGAAGCTTTCCTAGAACGGTTTGCAGTGACGTTCGAACAGCCCTATGCGACTGCTGCGACTGAGAAGAAGATCGTAGTTAACTCCATGAAGAAATGTGGTGAAGTCGATGAAGAGTTTGCCAGCAACTTGGTAACCTGGGCGGAAGTTATCAGGGCGACCTTTTTCAACGGGGGAGTGGATGAATGCATTTCCACTCGGCGACTCGATCATATTTGCAAGGCCTATGCCATCTTTGGTGATAAGATGGAAGCGATTGAGTTGTGTGTTGCTCGGTTTGATGATGATACCAAGGAGAGTTTCCTTGACCTCTACACCAAGATCGACGCCGGTGTAATCACTTCTGAGGAAAATGCAGATGGTGGATTGGCTGGATATGATACTCCTGCTGAAAAGGATGCGTTTTAAAAAAAGTTTATATATAGGGGTTGACATTTCAAAAAGAATCACTATATATACTATAGGAGTTTTTAGTAGTTCTCCTTGTCCGAGCGAAGTTGGTTCTCGCTCCACATTAAACAAAATTACTAGTGAGTTTTGGTAGTTTCTCTGAATAACCAAAAAAAACTACCGCTTAACGCATCGCCGTAATGGGATGCATAACAGAAGTCTTGCTTAGTAAAGGAGATAATTATGAATACTAGCAGAGCACTATCCTTATTGGATAATTTTAATCAACTAACCCCATATGCAGTAGGATTTGATCGTGTATTCGACCAACTTGGCCGTTACGCTTCAACTGAAAAAACATCTATGGGATTCCCACCTTACAACATTCGGAAGGAAGGTGAATATAATTTCGTTATTGAAATGGCCCTTGCCGGATTCGGTAAGAAGGACATTGAGGTGGAAGTTGCTGATGGCACCCTTTCTATTCGTTCAGTGAAAGAGGAAGATTCGGACCTTGATGGCAATCAACTATATCGTGGGATTGCCTATCGCAAGTTTGAACGTAAGTTTACTCTTGCAGACGCCGTTGTTGTTAACGGTGCCAAACTGGAAAACGGTATGCTCTTGGTTGACCTTGAGCGAGTTATTCCAGAAGAGAAGAAGCCTCGCCTTATTTCGGTGAAGTAATTTCTTATCACAAAAGTTGAAAAGGGGGTTGACATTCAACCTCCTTTTCTATATAATGGAACATGTTATGAAAAAAATCAAATACAAATATAACGAAGACCAGGCACTTGCCGAACTTTCGGATTATATTGATTCCACCTACGATGAACATTATAGCAAGAACAAGTTTCAAGCTACAGAGTTTATCATCGATGGTGGTCATGGAGAAGGTTTCTGTATCGGGAACATATTAAAGTATGCACAACGATATGGAAAAAAGAATGGTAGGGACAGAAGGGACTTGCTAAAAGTGATACATTATGGTATTATCGCTTTACATATTAATGAAATGGAAAAAGGTGAAAAATGAAATTGAGTAATGAAACTGTATCGGTTTTAAAAAACTTTGCAACCATCAATCAGAATTTGATGGTGAAAGAAGGAAGTTCTCTGGCTACTATGTCGGCGATGAGAAATATAGTTGCGATATCTACGGTAAAGGAAACTTGGCCCACAGATTTTGCAATTTATGATTTGAATGAATTTCTTGCTGCGTTGTCTCTTTTTGAAAAACCCGATTTAGAATTTCGAGATGATTTTGTTGTAATGTCAGAAGACGGGAGAACATTAAAATATTGGTTCTCTGACCCATCTGTAGTTACAACACCAAGTAAAGAAATTGTCATGCCGGAATGTGAAGTCAGTTTTTCTTTAGAGAACAGTTTGCTATCTAATGTACAAAAGGCAGCTGCTGTTATTGGTGTTCCTGATATGGTACTTGAGGGAATGGACAGTGGTATTGCTTTATTAAAAGTTACAGATAAGAAAAATGCAACAGCAAATGATTATGCTGTAAAAATTGATGTTAATAATGATGATGGCAAAAATCTTCCGTATAAGTTTTGGTTCAAAGTTGAAAACTTAAAACTTTTATCTGGTGCATATGATGTTGGAGTTTCTTCCAAAAATATTAGTCACTTTGTAAATAAAAATGTAGACATTCGGTATTGGATTGCTCTGGAACCAGAGTCTAAATATGATGCTTAATTTGAGGAACTTATATTATGGAAACAATTTTATGGGTCGAAAAATATCGGCCCAAGGATATAGGATCATGCGTACTTCCTAAAACCTTAAAAACGTCTTTAAGTAATTTTGTTGCTGAAGGACAATTACCTAATCTAGTTTTATTCGGTAGCCCCGGTGTTGGTAAAACAACTGCCGCAAAAGCTATGCTTGATGAAATTGGGTCAACGTATATGATGATTAATGGTTCTGAAGAATCTGGTATTGATGTTCTTCGAACCAAGATTAAAAACTTTGCGTCTACTGTATCGCTTCATGGTGGGCGTAAATACATCATACTTGATGAAGCAGATTATCTAAATCCACAATCAACTCAGCCTGCCTTGCGTGGGTTCATGGAAGAGTTTCATAAGAACTGTGGTTTCATCCTCACATGTAATTATAAAAACCGTTTAATTCCTGCCTTACATTCTCGTTGTAGTGTGGTTGATTTTTCAATTCCTAATTCAGAGAAACCAAAACTTGCAAACAAGTTTATGGCTAGAGTTATTGCAATTCTAGAAGATCAAAATGTAAAATATGATAATAGAGTAATTGTAGAGGTAATCAATAAATACTTTCCAGATTGGCGTAGAATATTAAATGAACTTCAACGATATTCTATATCAGGCACGATTGATGCTGGTATACTTGTAGATATTGCAGAAGTAAATGTTAAAGAACTGATGCACTCTATGAAAAATAAGGAGTTTACCAATGTTCGTAAATGGGTTGTCGATAATCTTGATAATGATCCTGTACGCTTGTTCCGCCGCATTTATGATAATCTATATGAGCATGTGGATGGTAGTAGCATACCCCATGTTGTTATTGTTCTGGGGGAGTATCAATATAAAGCGGCGTTTGTTGCGGACCAAGAGATAAATATGTTAGCCTGTCTAACAGAAATTATGGCCCGGACAAAATTTAAATAAAATGTATGAATTAAAAGATTATCTCAATGCCATAAATCAAACCAAAGAACCTCTCTTTGACACTGAAGATGAAGAGTGGGAAAAGAAATATTATCCATTTATAATTAACAAGTGTGTTGCTCCATTCCCTGACACTATCATGTTGGTGAATGAAATTAATCAACTACATCATCTAGATAAAAAACTCCAATTTGATTTTTTGATAAATAGTCTAAGACCAAGAAAAAGGTATACTCCTTGGCTGAAGGCGAAGAAATTAGAAAATCTAGAGTATGTTAAAGAGTTTTATGGATACAATAACGAAAAGGCTAAAGTGGCTCTTGATATACTAGATGATGAACAGGTTTCTGCCATAAAAACAAGATTAAATAAGGGTGGAAGAGATGGAAGAGATTAATTGGACACAAGAGCATATGTTAGAAGTTGGGTTAAATGAACCTGACGATTTTTTGAAGGTACGGGAAACTCTATCTCGTATTGGTGTTGCTTCCCGAAAAGAAAGAAAACTATATCAATCCTGTCATATATTGCATAAACAGGGCCGTTACTATATTGTGCATTTCAAAGAGTTGTTTGCTCTTGACGGAAAGAAAACCAATCTATCAGAGAATGATATTGCAAGACGCAACACAATTGCAAATTTATTGAAAGATTGGGGATTGGTTAACATACTTGGAGAAGTAACAGAAGTAGCTCCTCTTAGTCAAATTAAAGTGCTTTCGTTTAGTGAAAAAAATGAGTGGACATTAGAAACCAAATATAACATTGGTAAAAAGAAAGAAACCTAATGGAAAAGTTCTCAGAGTTTATTACAGAAGCAAAGGATGAACCGTATCGTTTTTTAAATTTAATACATGATACACCAGATGACCCAAATACAACTGGTGATAAAATGGTAGATGAAGCTAAGAAATTAGGCATTGAATCATATCAATTGAATGTTGAACATGGTTATTTTACACTAAATGAAAAAGGTAATCTGGTTGCTCATAACTACTCAGTTAAAGAAAGTCCTCCAAATGTGTCGGATACTAATCCAGTAATTGAACACGATAAAAAGGGTTGGGAAGTAACCCCAGATGATACAATTACTATAGTTAGGGTTGCAATGGGTAGGGGAGCTACATTATCAGAACAATTAAGACTGCATGGTGTTAAAACTGTTAATTCTAGATATTGTCAAATGGTGTGTGATGATAAATGGTTAAATTACATTGTGATGAAGGTGGCTGGACTTAAACAACCAAGAACTGCAATATTAGGCCATGAAGAGAATATTGATCTATCAATTAAAGAAATTGGTGGTAAATATCCAATGATATTAAAAACCACAGAAGGAACAAAAGGTGTAGGTATTCTCTTTATTGATTCTAGAAAAGCATTGCTTGCAACTATGCAATTGATTAATAAGATAGATGAAGATATATCAATGGTGGTGCAAGAATTTATTAAAACACCATATGATGTTAGAGTTATGGTATTAAATGGTGAGGTGGTCGCACAATTAAAAAGAGATGTTATTACAGGCGATTTTAGAAGTAACATAAGTCAAGGTCAAGAACCAAAGAAAATAAAATTAACAGAACTAGAAAAATCTGAATGTGTTAAGGCTGCAAAATCTGTTGATGGATTCTGGGTTGGTGTAGATTTTATACCATCTAAGGATAGAGAAAAAATACCACCATATTTTGTTGAAATTAATAGTTCGCCAGGAACAAAATACATAAATGAATTAAACGATATTAATGTTCATAAAATGGTTGTTGAAACTCTTAAAGATCGTGACAACTGGGTACTTGACAATTCTACTCAAAGGTGATATACTTATATAATGAATTTTTATACTAATGTTCTTCAGTGGGGCAACAATCTTCTTGTGCGAGCTATTGTAAATGGTGAGCGTGAAAA